TCAACATAATCTTCGGCTGTAAGACGAGAACCATCTTCTTTCTTGAAACCACATTGGTCTTGTAATCCACCAGTAACAGTTACCACAATCGGTGTTCCTGTTGTAAGTGCTTCACAACTACCTAAACCAAATCCTTCGTTTGATGCGAGATTCATATAAACATCAATTGAATTATAAAGATAATTCATTTGTTCATCATTCATTGGTCCACCATTATCATAAGTAAATATGACATTATAATCTGGCATCAATGTTCGACAAACAGCTTTCAAGTCAGTTCCATTTTCGTCAGATGGTTGTGTATGAAATACTAAACAACATTCTTTTTGTTGTTCTTCTGTAAGTCCATCTACAAAATGTTTGAACGCTAATACAAAATCACCTGGTTGTTTTCGTCTTATATTTCTATTCAGATATAACACTTTAAATTTGTATTTATTCAAACCATATTGTTCTTCAAACTTTTTAAATTTTGTATCACCTTTGTCTTCAATCTTAAATATCCTTCTTGAATTTATACCATGTGGAACATACTGAGTTTGCCAATCTTCGTAATCATATTTAGAAAGTATCCGTTTGTTTATACCATAAGTTTGTTTTGATATCCCCATCAACAAATCTGAACTACGATAGAAATTTGTGTTATATAATGGATCTGGCAAATCATCCCAAATATTATAATAAAATATAGGTATGTTCTGTCTGATTTCATGTTCCATATTATAAAACCAAACCCAAAATCGTGGGTCTGTGAAATGTAAAATGGCATCTGGTTTTTCTATATCTAATACTTGCCTTAATATATCAGGATTACCATAACCACTAACTGGATAAACTTTTAAATATGCATCAGAAACACCTTCTTCGTTTTTGACAGCTTCTGACATATCAACTATTTTACCTTCTTCAGGATGTTTTACTGCTCCACCTATTTGAACCCAATCATATTCTTTTATAGTTCCAAGAACAACATCCTTTGATACACAAGCTACACCAGAGTGCATTCTCAGGTCATCTGACATCAATAATATCTTTTTCTTTGACATTTATTTGTTCCTTATCTTATAAGTGATTACTACCACTAACGGTTAAATTATCGTGTGTTTCTATCTTATCTCTAAAATCATCATCTGTTAAATACAAATCGATTGACCTGTTTGTTAATTTTTGTAATGTCATTCTGGTATTGATTGTTGCTAATTTAAATCTCTCATATAAACTCTGTAACAATTTTACCGAAGTTAATTTGGAATTGTCCATAACCATTCTCCTACTTTATTATATATTCGTATATATAAATATATACAAAATAAGAAAACTAATGAATTATTATTGTTTTTTTACCAAATTTTTCTGCATATTTTAATGTATTATTTGTCCCATTTGAAACATGTCCTTCGGGAATGAATGCTACAATATAATCTGAATTTTTTGCAATCAATTTGTTTCTTGCAAAATAATTTGTAACTTTATATGGTATTCCATAACAACTTTCAGGTAATACACAGTATAAATTATGAACTTCGTGGAATGGTGGATATTCTTCATATTGAACTCCCAATTCCAATGCATATTTCTTAGCATATTTATCAGCTCCATTTTTACATCCACCACTTACTATAATTGTATCATCACCATATTTTTGTTTCAATTTGAATATGAAATCTTTAATTCGTTTTTTGTTCTCGTATATTCGAGCACCTACGATACCTACTTTCACCTGTTTCTACCTTTCATATGTTTAATCAATTTTATATATGATGATATCCCATCTAAAATATCACCATCTGATTTGTATCTCCATCTTGATTTATCGCCATTACTTGTGATAAGATACCAAACAGCTTGAAATCTTTTTGTTATCTGTGTGTGGATTTCAAATAATAAATGTTCATTTCGTTCAACAAATTCTTTACATTGAGTTCCTGTTAAATTTTCGTTCCAAAAAATTACTCTAAATTGTTTACCTACTAATTTACGACAATATCTTATATTTTCCAAGACTTTTTTTTCAAAATCTTCATTTATTATAATGTCATCTAATTTTATTCTTAAAGAATAGTATTTCATTTTATTTCTTCTTCCATTTATGGACGCCAACATCACAAAATTCTGTTTCATTAAATTCACAGAACATACAAGATTTCTTGCAAGGTGTTGGTAGTAAGTTATCTGTTGTATGTGTACCATCATCATTAAAACCCTCATCAATAAACTTTGAAAGTTTTCTCGCTACCTTATTCATTGATACAGTTCCACTTGCAGGTGAAAACTTTTGAACTCTTTTTTGTGGCCAATCTACATTCTCATATAATTTTCGTTTAACTATGAAATACTCAACTTCAATCTGTTCAATAGGATGATTATATTGTTTTGAATAAAATTGTTTGTATAACAATAACTGTTGTGTTTTATTCTCATCGGCCTTTGCCCATTTGTTCCAACCCATTGTTGATGTTTTTATGTCATAGATTTTAATCACATTTCTAATTGTATCTAACATCACAATATCAAGATACCCAACCCACTTTAAGTTTTTCTGTAAGTCCATCTCTACTGGAACTTCACAGCCGATTAATTCATATCCTTTTTTACTAAAATACTCACCTCGTCTTTTCTTAAAGAAATCAAGTATATCACAACCATCTTGAAAGAACTCTTGTAATTCTTCTTTCGTACAGGGGTCTTTTCCATATGTTTCTTTATCTTTATTGAATACTTCAACCATCTTCTCTTGTAGTGTTCGTTCTAAATTGAGTTGATTAGCTCTCTTAACTGTAAACTCATACATAACATTAAGATACTTTTGTATGACTTCGTGCATTGCTGTTCCGAACAACAAATAAATACTCGGTTCTGATATTCTTTTATCTTCTATATAGTTCAGTTTCCACCTCTTTGGACATTCCGAAAACATAGATAACTGGGAATAACTTATTCTATTCATAAAATCCTTGTTTATTATTTTCTACTTCAATTTTTTGTATTTCTGGGTAAAACTGATATGGGTCTTTTGGATATGGTTTTTGTGGATGAATTAAAGTATTCATTATCTTTCTCTTATCCTTCTTCCCACACAACAGATATAAATATCTATGTTTTTCAGGTTCTTCTTTTCTCCAAAATGTATGACCTATCTTCTTTTTCAAATGTTCGAGATTACACGAACCATATTTAGTATTTACATTTCTAGAATGCATCCAATCACCACTTTCTGTCAATCGTAATGCATGATTTGGCATCAATCTAATATTATTACCTTGATAAATCCAATTTGTTGCTTGATAGATAATTCCCAAATGACCTTGTTCTGGGTCTGAATATGAAACCAACACCTTTATCTCTGATGCATTTTGTTTTAACCAGTTGAATGTTTTTGATAATACCACACTTTCCGTATTCTTTCCATACTCATCAAATATAAACAACCTTGTTAACTCCAAAACCTCTTCTTCTTTTAATTCAGGTGAAATAGATTTAGGAGCACTCCTACCAACAGGATAACCATAGATAGCCACACCAGCTAATTTCTCTTCTGTTTCATCAAAGAACTGATGTTCGTTATCTGTCTCATAAAAGATACCAAGTGCATATCTACAAGATGTCCACTTGTGGCTATAATGATTTTTTACAATCATATTCTTGGCTATCTTTTTCGGTATTTCACGAATTGTTATTTTGGATTTATCTATTTTCCCCATTTTCCATTCTTTACGATTGTTGCCATAATACCATAGTTAGACATATCAAGAAAAGCATCTTCGATTGGCTCATCGTTTACAGCTGCTTTCTTATTTCCCATCAATAAAGTTTTAACTCTTTGTATCTTATCATTAATTCTGAACCATAATCCTGTGAGTGATAACTTAATATCTTCTTCTGTATGTAACTGTGTTCCAACTGATATATTTCCTGGACCATAATCATGTTGCTTACGACAAAATAATTCATACTGTTCTCGTTGTAATCTTTTAAACTCTTTTGTCATCTCTGGCCATTCTTGTTCCATTGATGTTACCACATTAACTGTCTGATGATTTTTATTATCTTTGAAAGCCATAAATGGTGTTCCATCATCGTGTCTTGCTATGATTTCACCAAAATCTTCGAGTTTATATTCTTCTTTTGTTGGTTTATCTTTTATTACTTTTTCACTCATTTTAATACCTTCTTTATCTTCTTCTCATCTGTACCATACATTTTTAGTATTTCTTTTAATTCTTGTTTATCTATCAATCCAAGATATTCAGATGCTTGTTTGTTACTACATTCAAAATGTTTAACCATTGTAGAAACTAATAATTCATCGTATTTCTTATCTTTACGACCTTTGATGTATTTATTATATCGTTTACCTTTTGGTAATACATCGCAATACCATTTATACACTTCTCTTGGTTCTAATAATCCAATTGAATATTGTTGAAAAAAATCTACTATTTCTATAAAATCATCATCCATTGATAACCATCTGTTTATGATAAATGGACTAAACTTCTTTTGGTCTGTTTCTGAAAATGTGTTCCACGATTTCTTGTGAACCAATAACTGGTTCATCCAATCTATAATCGTCATTTAGGTTTCTCCAATTTTGTGTAACCATCTTTAAACCAACCACCACCTTTAAGTTTGAAACCGCCACTACCTGTAAACTGCCGTTCCATTTCAATTGTATATCTCGGTAGAACTATGCTACAATCTACACATACAGGTGGTGAATCATCCATCTTCTGTAATACCTCTTTTACTTTATTACATTTTGGACATTTAAAGGTGTATATTGGCATTTATATATCTAATTCACTTTGTCTGAAATCACTATTAACATGACCACATTTCTTACAAGCAAATACAGCCATAGGAATTATGGTTTCTTCACCCGTCGGTGAAACCAATGCTGATAATTTTCTTAATAATTAAAGTTTGTTCAAATGTATCATTCATACATACTTCACATTTTATTTCATTTGTTTTTGAAAAATCTATTTCTGTCTGGTGTGTTCCGCCTCCGAAATTACCTTTAACCGTTGCCATCTCGTATCTCCATTGTTATATCTGTTATTGTTACATCTTTTTGTTTCCAACCTGTTTTATTCAAAACATTTTCATCTTCATATGGTGGTTGATATAATGTAACTATTATTTCATTATATTTTCTTTCGCCAAAATTATCCATAAATGGTATTGACTTGTTCACTACTCTAAAAGCTTTCATTTAATTACCCTTAATAATTTAATTATTGTCGCCATAAATGTTATTTCTTTATCTACAACATTTACCTCTTGATATTGTCCTTCTGCAATTGCTAATATACATTCAGCATCTTTACCATTCGAATATTCTTCAAGGTTATCATAAAGTAACTTATACAATTCTGAATAATCGTTAACTGAATTATCAGCGAGAAACTTTCTGATTACTTTGGGTTGTTCTCCACCTGATAACATACCTAACAACTGTATTTTATAATCATTCTGAATTACTGAACCTACATCTATTTTCAATTTACCATCAACGATTTGTCTTTGCGCTGAATTGATAACTCTACGAATATCAGGATAACCAGCATTCACAATCATCGCCAAGTCATCAAGTTTATACATAACATCTTCTTCATCGAGAATATTTCTCAAATGAATTGCTACTTCTTTTCTTGATGGTGGAATGATTTTGTATGGTTGACATCTTGATTGAATGGGGTCTATTATTCTCTCTACATAATTACAAGTCAGTATGAACCGACAATGTTTTGAAAATGTTTCCATAAGATTACGAAGAGCTGCTTGAGCGTTTGGTGTTAGGAAATCCGCCTCATCAAGAATGACTACTTTTAATTCCCTAAATCCTATTGTCGAAGCAAAGTTCTTTATCTTTGTTCTAACATTATCTACATTGTTTTCATCTGATGCGTTTATGTAAAGATGATCACAATCAATATTCTTTGTAATGATTTTAGCCAATGTGGTTTTTCCAGTTCCTGCAACACCATACAATAATAAGTGTGGAACATCTTCTGATTCAAGATAAATACTTACCTTACTTTTCAGATGTTCGTTACCTATGTATGTATCTAATGTCGTTGGTCGGTATTTCTCTACCCAAAGTGAA